CTCATAGTCTTGGGTGAAGTCATAACCAGACTCGTTTTGGTCGCTGTCTTGACCTGTAAAATAGGTCTTAACTGTTGATATTGCTGTCTTTAGCATTTTTTTACTCCTTGTGTTTATCTCTGGGCGGTTCATATGATACAGGAATATGCAAGTATATATGACGCCAAACAAGGGAATAATACATTTAATTAACATAGACGTATCATCTGTTTATAATCTTGTTAGCTATCCAGTTGCCAATGACAATAGCAAAGACAATATTGATAGCCAGACAGAATAAGAATGTATCAACCATGGTGACCTCCTTTCTTTCGTTTAATCCACTTAATTTGTTGGTTCAGATATGGGGCGTATTTCAATACCCAGTTATCCCATGATATGATGGATTGGTTAGTAGGGATACCAGTGTAGTTCTCAGTCCTGATTTGAGCATGGGTGATGGTGATGGTTTTGTTATCCTTATTCACCTCAGATATCTGGAATTCACCAGTCCTTGAAGTGTTGAAGGTCTGACCTACCACTGGTAGCTGTGCTGTTGTTGTGTATGTATGTTCCATGCCATATCAGTATCAACAATCATACCAATAGTTAACTACGACGTAGCCTATCAATCTAAACAGCATAGGAGCGTAACAATTGTAACGTTTGATGGGTATAATTATAACACATGTTACACATGGTACAGATAGTTAACAGCGACGTATCCATCCAATACAGTACAATACACATAGGCCATAGGTCTGGGTCACCACTGTACACCACCACTGTGTACCATATGGTAGGGGGTAGCATAGGGGCTAGTGGTATGAGCCACATATCCACCACATGATGGTACTGTATGCCTGTATACGCTGAGTATGGGGGGTATCAGGTGCACTATGTATCACATATGTATCATCACTGCTGACCACAACAGTATGCAGGGGCTGTTGGTGGTCTGGTTGCAGTGTATCAGGAGTGTATCATCAGGGTATCACAGGGTCTGGTGCACCGTGGCGTTTAAACAGGGTCATCTGGGGCTGTGCCCACCACCATTGGTCTATCCCAGACCGTTTAAACAGGGCCGTCTGGCGTCCCCAGAGCTCCCCAGAGCCCCGACGAAACGGATTCGAGAAAAATCGAAAACATCGAAACCCAATTGGGCGAATCCCCATTCCCGCCCGCCCCTTCTAAATATGGGGTCACGCATCAAAATCCCCCAATTTTAAAAGTTTGGAGTTCTAATCCTGATCTTACTATATTGTGGTACTCTTATGGTACATAATTGGCACATAACATGCGAGAATATACAGTAAATGATGAGATACACCATATTTTTACCCCAGAGGCAGCTCCTAAAGGGCTCAATTGGAAAGAAAATTGGCAAAAATCCAAAAAAGGTGATTGGGTTATGGCTGATGATGGTTATATTATACAGGTACTGGACATCAATGATACAAAGATGGGAAAGATGTATAAAACATGTATCGGCACGTATACTGCTACAACTGGCATGGATACGAAGGATCGCAAGGACAGACACTCTATTAGTGGGAAGTCCTCGTATGAGAAGCTCATTGATAGAAAGGTGCCGACGAATAAGGAAATACTATTTGCAGCACGTCTGGCTGGTGGACAAGGCCCTACTGAAGCTTATTTAGCGATCTATGATACTAAGAATGAAAATACAGCAAAGAAGAAAGCTGCAATACTGATTAAGACCGAAAGGATAAAAAAAATTTTGAAAAAAGATTTAGAAGATGTATTTGAAGACCTGGGAGCTGACACCAGATCAATGGTTGAGGTTGTCTGGAATGTTGCCCAGAATGGGAAGAATGACTCTGATAGGCTTAAAGCTGCAAGTATGATGTGGGAAGCTGCTGATTTAGTAGAGAAACACAAGGTTACTGAGGTAAGGGGCTTATTCCAGGGGTACGATCCCACACAAATAGAAGATTTTAAACGCCCTCAAGAGATTGCTAGCTTACAAGCTACAACAGACGAAGATGGTCATAAAATTATTAAAAAAGTTAAAAGGAGTAAAAAGAAATGAAGGATCGAAGAATATTAAAACCACCTCTACCAGACGCTCCACAGAGAACGTCTGCTAATAATAATGAATTTTCAGATATAATGCCACCAGAGTCACCGAGATATGAGGCTATTAAGACTCAAGGCCTCGGTGTGGAAGGCCCTATGCCTGGGGCTAAAGCGCCTAAACCATATCGGCCAGGTAAAGCACTACCAAAAGCTGTTAAGCATATTGAAAGTAAAAGACTCGCACAGCAGGAGAAGAAGAAGGCGCTTAAGAAAGGGCCAAAAATCCATGCATTGGGTGGCACACCACCAGATTTGAAATTAAGAAGGCTTAAAGGTGTGGGGACTCCGAGGTCTGCTCAACCGTTGGAAGGGATGACACCTGAGACAGCACCAGCATGGAGAACCAACCAACCATATATTGACAATCCGAATTGGGAAACAAAAAAATCTAAAGGAGGTAAAAAATAATGGATAACATTATAATGGCTGGGTTCTTTTCAGATTACTTTAGCTGGACGAACCTATTTTATCTTATAGGTCTTATTATAGCAGGTGTAGCTACTATGATGGCAAGCAAGTACAAGGCAATTATGAAGGAAATAGGTGATGTGTCTAAGGTGCTAGAAGAAGCTTATGCTGATGGGAAGTTGAGTGCTAAAGAAAAAAAGAAGATAATGAAGGAAGTGTTAGATGTCCTTAAATCAGTTATTAATCTAAAATGGAAGATATTTTAATGGGGGGGGAAAATGATCGACGTATTTGCGGAGTACGGTGCCATAGGGGTGCTAATCGTTTTATTCGCTGGCCAAATAGTGTTTTTACAGAAAACGTTAATGTCCAAGTTAAAGGAAGTAGAGGATATTACTATTCAACTAATAAATCGTTGGAATAAGTCAGATGAGAAAGCAGAAAGAAGGCATGAAAGGTCTGTGATTGAAATGAATCAAATAACAGATGACCTTAATTTTCTTAAAGGTAGAATTAATGGAGGATCTCGTGGATGAATCATAAAGAGGTTACTGAGTGGAGAGGTATTATGGGTGGATTGGTTGCCAAGCAGTCAGCAGATATTTCACACATAAAAGAAACGGTAGATGAAGTAAAGATTTTAGTAAAAGAACAGAACTCACGAATAAGGAAAAATGAATCTGCTATTTCTAAAATTCAAGGGATTGGGTCAGTTTTGTCATTAGCATTTGGAGGTTTTATAGCATGGCTATTCAAAAGTATAAAATAGGCAAATCAACCACTGTAACTATAAGTCCAGAATTTTCAGTACCTGACTGTATAAACTATGAATTTAAACCTAAAGTCAAAACCAGGCGAAGAAGAGCTACTCGAACTGTGCAGAAATGATCTCGTAGCGTTTGGTAAGGCGTTCTTGCCAGACGACTTTATGAGGTCAGAGACGCCATTCTTCCATTACGAGATTACTGATTGTATGTTGGAGAGGGATGAGGACGGACTGTTTAAACATCGTAATCTGGCTATTGTACTACCCAGAGGACATGGTAAGACTGTGTTAACTAAATGTGATATCATTCATGCATTTTGTTACGCAAAAGAACCCTTATTCTACGGTTGGGTAAGTGCTACCCAGAAGTTATCTACTGGTAATATGGATTACGTTAAGACTCATCTTGAGTATAATGAAAAGATAAAATACTATTTCGGGAATTTAAGAGGCAAAAAATGGACAGAATCAGACATAGAGACATCAAATGGCTGTAAACTCATTTCAAAATCAAATATTTCAGGTATTCGGGGAGGTGCTAAGCTTCATAAAAGATATGACCTCATTATTTTGGACGACTTTGAGGACGAGAATAACACGCTTACGCCAGAATCAAGAAACAAGAACGCAAACATGGTTACAGCTGTCGTGCATCCTGCTCTTGAGCCTCTTGATGGACGTCTTCGTATTAATGGTACTCCTGTTCATTATGACAGTTTTATCAATAATCTTATTATTAATTCTGACAGGGCGGAGAGTCAAGGAGATGATTTCTCGTGGAAATTGATCAAGTATAAGGCATTGATGGATGGTGGCGGTATTTTATGGCCAAGTTGGTTTCCAAAGTCTAAGTTAGAGGAAAAGAAAAAGTTTTATGTTGACTCTGGTCAGCCTTACAAGTTCTATCAGGAATATATGATGGAAGTGCAGTCAGAAGAAGACTCTATATTTAACATGAGGCACATTAATTACTGGGAGGGCCGCTATAAGTACGATGAGGATACTAAGCTCAGCTATCTCATTATTGATGGAAAGGAGATACCAGTAAATATTTATGTTGGTGTTGACCCAGCTACAGACTCTGATCGTAGGGATTCAGACTATAGTGTCCTCTGTATAATAGCTTGTGATATAAATAATACCGTATATGTTGTTGATTATCTTCATAAAAGGAATCTGCCAGTATTAGGTATACCAGGTGATGATAGGAAGGGGATTGTGGATCATATATTTGACTACAACACAATGTACCATCCAAATCTTTTTTGTATTGAAGAGACTACGATGTCAAGGCCAGTCTTTCAGTCAATGATGAGTGAGATGAGAAGGAGAAATGATTTTAGCGTAAAATTTAGACCAGAGAAACCTGGGACAAGGTTGTCAAAAAGAGATAGGATACAAGAAGTTTTAGCGCAAAGAATGTCTATAGGGGCTGTTAAGATTAAGAAGAATCAGTTTGACCTACAACATGAGATTATAACATTTGGCCCACGGATGGCCCATGATGATACTATAGATGCCCTTGCCTATGCGGTTAAGTATGCAATTCCACCGCAAGGCCTTAAAGAAAAGAAAGGGCATTATTACAAGCCAGTTAGCCAGCCGAAAAGTTGGGTTATAGCGTAAGGAGTTAGTTATGCCAAGACAAACAAATCAAGATAAAGCCATGGTTGTAAGAGAGTTATGGAATAGAATAAATACTAACTCAAGGCAAAAGTGGGAGAACATTAATCAGGAAAGTCATAATTTTTATCTTGACAATCAATTAACCGATGATGAGGTAAAGGCCCTTGAAAAGCAGGGAATGCCTACTTTTACTATTAATCGTATTATCCCCATAGTTGAGATGCTTTTATTCTATTCAACCACCAGGGATCCACGATGGCAGGCGGTAGGTAATACTGGTGATGATTCAAAAATCGCAGCATTACATACTGATATGGCTGATTATATCTGGTATATTAATAGCGGGAAGGCAAAGTATGCGCAATGTATACAAGATGCTATTACTAAGTCTATGGGGTATTTAAAAGTAAGTATTGATAATAATAGAGATAACGGCATGGGGGAAGTCACTATTGATTGCCTTGAGCCGTTTGACGTGTATCCAGACCCACAGTCAAGGGATATATTATTTCGGGATGCTGCTTTCATATTAACAAGGAAAATTGTTCCTAAGAAGCAGTTGATGAATATGATGCCTGAATATTCAGCTAAAATTAAAAAGACTTCGTCTGTCTCTGAAACAAAGACAGCTATGGCAAAGAAGTATGTTGATGGTGCTGATATTCAAACTTATGATGTACATGAGTTAGCCAGTGTGGATCGTGATGATGAAATGTTTGTGGACTATATCGAACTGTACGAAAAGGTAAAAGTCCCATATTATAACGTATTCTACACAATACAACCAACCCAACAGGAAATTGAACAAATACAGGGTACTGTCAGAAGCCAGATGATGGGAATGCGTGACGAAATGCTTGTGCAAACAAAAGAGCAGCAGGCGCAATTAGCTCAACAGCTTGAGGCTGGGGAGATTATTCAGGAACGCTATGATATAGAAGTTCAAAAATTAGCAACACAGATGGAGGTTCAGCTCCAAGAGCAAAAGGATGCAATGTTTCAGGACATGATGCAGCAAGCTACTAAAGAAGAAAATGTACAAATGTCTGAAAAGGAGTATAATATAGCTATTGAGGGAGAGTTAAAGAATAATATCACTGCTGCCCGTAAGTTTTTCAGAACAAAGATCAGGTTATCCTCAATTGTTGGCGATCAATACCTATATGATACAATATTGCCAGGAAATGAGTATCCAATTATTCCATTTATGTATAAATATACAGGGACACCATTCCCTATGTCTGCCGTAGCACCACTTGTTGGTAAGCAGAAAGAAATGAATAAAGCCCACCAACTTATGGTTCATAATGCATCTCTTGGAAGTAGTTTGAGATGGATGTATACAGATGGATCTATTGATATTGATCATTGGGAAAGGCATGCAGCCGCTCCTGGCGCACTGTTGCCTATTAATAGTGGTTATGATCCTCCAAAAGAAGTTCAGCCAGCCCAGTTATCTGCCGCATTTGCAGGTATTGTTGGAGAGGGAAGGAATGATATGGAGTATCTTGCTGGTATATATTCTTCAATGCAGGGTGATACTGGCCAGCAACATGAGACCTATAAAGGGTTACTGGCACAGGATGAGTATGGGACAAGGCGTGTCAAGGCGTGGCTTGATAATTATATTATGCCAGGATTAAAACATCTTGGTCTTATTGTTAAAGATTATGCTCAATTCTTATATACAGCTGAAAAAGTGTTCCGTATAGTGCAGCCTAATGAAATTGAACAAGAGAAAGAGGTAAGATTAAACGTTCCTCTTTATAATGACTTTGGTGAAGTTATAGAATTGTGGAATGACTACGCTTCAGCCCAGTTTGACGTTAGGGTTATATCTGGGAATACATTACCGGTGAATAGATGGGCATATCTAAATGAATTAAAAGAATTATTCCAGATGGGAGTTGTTGATGATATGGCAGTATTAGCTGAAACTGATATACGCAATAAAGAGCAGATTGTTGAGAGGAAGTCTATATTGATGCAACAGCAGCAGCAAATTAACCAGCTGGAGGAGCAAGTTAAAGGTATGAAGGGTGATAATGAAACTTTAGAAAGAATGCTCGTACAATCGGGTATTAAAGACAAGGTGCGACAGGTAGAACACGACATGCGCAAGAAACTCGTGGACTCATCTGCTAAGGTTAAAGGCGATCAGGCTGTTAACAAGGCCCAACTTGATGGAGTAACTAAGAGTGCTAACACTGCTCTTGATAATTACAAAAAAGACCTTGCCCGTGACCGTGAAATCCAGGCCGCACAGACGAAGGTAACACCGACTAAGAAATAACTTGCATGATACTTTAATGTATCATTAATATAGGAAGAATGTATTATGGCTAAAACTAAAGGAAACTCTATAACGAAATCTGTGGTAGACTCCGCCAGTGATATGTTTGATGCTCTGGAAAAGGGGATTGAACCGCAATTAACATCGGATCAGGAGCCAAAACCAGAACAAGCTGCCGTCAAGCCGAAGGTAGCAGAAAAGGAACAGGTAACTCCTCAAAAGGACTCCAATAGCGAAGAATGGGAAGGTAAGTACAACAATCTCAATAAACGCTACCAGGATTCTTCTCGTGAAGCCGTTCGTTTAAAGGCTATTAACGATGAGAATGCGAAATATAGTTCTTTGATAAGTGTAATGAAAACAGATCCTAACGTAGCTGGGATGGTAAAGGAATATCTTGAAACGGGTGGTAAACCCAGTCAGATAGCCCCCCAGGTTAGTGAGGATTTTATTTTCGACCCAGATGAAGCTATTCGTGATCCAAAGTCCGAATCTGCCGAGGTTTTTTCCAGTGTTGTTCGCAATATTGTGAAAGAAGAGGCTATTGGGATTAAAAAGGAAAGCGACCAGAAGTATCAGGAGATTCAGAAGCAGCGTGATTATGATCAGACTCAGGCGGCACAGCGTGCTCAAGCTGAGGAATGGTACAAATCAAAAGGTATGTCGAAAGACCAATTTGTCAATATGATGGATAAAGCTGAGACGATTAATTTTGATTATGATCTTATTAACGAATTGGTTAACAGACCAGCTCCTGCTCCTAATGCAGAAGGACAGCGTCAAAGGATTCAACAGCAGATGGAAAGGGCAGGCTCTATTCCAGAGTCTCCTGCCGCTACTAATAGCATCCCTGAAGAACCCGTTGAACAGGAAAGACTCATTATGGGAGCACTCAAAGAATTAGATCGGCCATTTAAGGAAGAACTGTTCGAGTAGGTTTATACTTCTCGGACTTAATTAATAATCTCAATTAAGGAGAAGAAATAAAATGGGAATTCAAAATTATGGAGGGGCTGAATTTTTAAGCTCCGTTTCTGGCAACACTGAAACCAGAAATCCCGCTGACGGTATAGCCAGTTTATCGACTGGTGATCTTAGGCGTAAATATGATTTTTCCAATGACTTTACAGAACTTGGAATAGATCAGACCCCTTTTTTCCGATTAGTGAGCAAGGTGGGGAAGAAACCGACTGATGACCCCATGTTCAAGTTCACGGAGAAAAGGCAATCG